ACGAACTGCGTATTGAAGACTTCTTGGATGCGGGGCAACAGGCCCGCATCCATCAGGTCTGCGTCCAGCTCGTCGTGGACCGTGAAGCGCAAGGTCAGGCCGAGCTCGACCCGACGATTATACACCTCGACGAGCATCCGCTTGTTGATATCTGCGGCGGTCCCTTGGATCACGCGATTGAGTGCAGAGTGCAGGCGCTGGCCATCGGGGAACCTTGCCCGACGGCCTAGCCAGGTGTGGACATACCCGCGTTCCTTCGCGACGTTCTTGGCCAGGTCGAGCGTCCGCTTGCCGGCAGGGACCATGCGGTCATACGCCGCCATGACGGCGTTGGACTCGGCGAGGAGCGGCTCGTCCTTCATCCGACGCTTCATCTCGAGCGGACGATACTTCTCCGTCAAGTCCTCGTACTGCTGCTGCGTGATCGTCCCGAGGGTGAGCGCGAACTTGATCGGCCCTGACCCAAACAGCTTACAGAAGTTCGTGATCTTCGTCTTCTTGCGCTTGATGTCGGGCTTCGCTACCATCAGCAGCTGCTGCACGATGGCGTGGTAGTCCGTCTCGGGACCTGACGTGAAGTACTCCTCGCCTTCAATCGTGATCGTCTCATACGGCGCCTCGGCATTGTAGCGCGCGAGAATGCCCGCGTCGTCGGCATAGTGGGCGAAGATGCGATACTCGATCTGCTTCGCATCCGCGGCCAACCACAGTCGGCCGCGTTCGGGCTTGAACAGGTTCCGCACCACATATTGCTCGCACCACTTGCGCGACGTCTGCTTGTCCGCCGAGACGACCTGCTGCACGTTGAAACCGCCGAAGTCATCGCCGGACGACGAGAACCGTCCGCTGACGGTGCCGCCGAATCGGTCGCCGCCTTCGTCCTTGCTGTAACGCAGCTGGTGCAGGTCGTAGCGGATCCAACCATCAGCTCGCACCGTCATCGCGTACTTGTCCAGATACTTGCTCAGCAAGTCTGCGAGCTGACCCGCACGTAGAATTTTTTGGATGACAGGGTGCTTGATGGCGCCGAGGACTTCGGCGGTGAAGGAGGGCTTCGGGTTGCCCGCTTTGTCGAAGCCGCCGGTGAAGGCGGTGAAGGGAATCTTGAGCGCGTTGAACAGGCGCACCAGGTCGGCGCTCGAGTCGGGCGAACGCATCGGGACGCCGGTGTCCTGATAGACGGCCCACATGAGTGCGTCGTATTCGGCTCGAGCTTGCTCTCTCCAGAGAGCGAGCTTGTCCATGTCCAAGAACGCGCCGTTCTTTTCCATCTCGAGCACAACGGGGATCACGGACTGCTCCAGCTTGAGGACGTCCTCAAGCTGCTGGGCAACGATCTGCGGCTGCATGATGCGGATGAGATCGTCGACCAGTTCCACGTCATGCACCGCATACGGCGCGACCTCCCACGCCGGCAACTTGTGCAAGTCGCCTTTGTTCCGTAGGTTGAGATCGATCTTCCCCGCCTCCTCTCCCAAGTATTCCTTGGCGAGCAAGTCGAGTCCGAATCGCTTGCGGTGATCGTCGAGGAGCGCGGCGTGGTGTTGCACGTCGCCGAACGTGCAGCCTTGCTCGACCAGGTCCACGCCCCAGACGCGCGAGATATGGCCGTCAAACTTGATCTGGGCGTTGTCGATATGCACACCGCGAAGCGTGCGCATCCAACGCTTGACCGCGTCCTCATCCAAGTTGCCGCCGCCCTTGTGACCGAACGGCAGGTAACCGCGTCGTCCAGACTTGGGCAGGAGATACGCCCAGCCGCACGGTCGAGAATCTGCCCACCATTCCAATCCTGTGGTCTCAGCATCAAGACGGATGAGGGTCTCGCCCATTAGATCAGGCGGCTCGTCAGGACGCCACCCTTCTGGCGCCTGCGTCGTGCGGGGCAGGTCGAACAGGTCGGACAGTCGCTTCGCCATAGTATGTAGTTTCTACACGGTCAGGGTGCGACCTGACGTGCTCGCGAGCACGTCAGGAAGGCCCAAAGCCGGCCGCAGGCGCTCCGCAGGGACGCGAGCGCCTGACCTGACGACGTGACGCACCCGGCGCCGGTCGCGCCTGTCAGGCGCCAGGGACTTTCGCTATTCATTCGCCATCCTCCTCGGCGTCGTCGTCCTGTGCCTGACCTGACGACGTGACGCACGAACCGTAGTCAGGCTTGGACAGCTGGGACATCGTGCGCTTGATGACCTTCAGCGGGTTCGCAGGCGGCTTGTGGCCATCGTTCAACAGCGCCACGGCGATCTCCTCGAGGGTGCCCGACTTCCCCGGCAGGGACGCGAGCGCCACGACGACGCGGTGCTGGGGGTTCCCGTCGTCGTATCGTTCGCCGCGCTTCTGCGTCTTCGCTTTCTTCAGGTCGGCGGAGATGAGGGTGAAGACGGGAGCCACCTTGTCGGTGGCCGCGCGCTTCGGTGCCGCGACCTGTTCCACAGGCGAGGCCGCCATCGCGGGAGCGATGTATTCGTGCTCATGCGGGTGGCAGATATGTCCGCGCTGTTGACCGCACTTCGCGCAGACGGGCGTCTTCTGGGCTGCGCGAGCGAGTGCGCGCTTGCCCTGTCCGCGGGGTGCGGGACCGGCCTTGGTGACGGACATGGTCGCCTCCGAGTATCCGAGTACGGTGTTGGGACCGCGGTCCTTGCGGACCTGTTCATACGTACCGATGAACTCCACGTTCTTCGCCGTCAACTCGCTGACGGCCACCTCTCGCTCGAACGAGGAGAACGGTGAGATCTTCTTGGCACCGACGCGACCTGGCGAGAACACCGTCGTCTGACAGGTTGCGGGCTGTTCGGGCAACGCGACCACGGCCGCGAACGTGGGCTCGAGTGATTCGACGTAGACGAGCGTGCCGTCCAACGACAGGACGACGATGGTCCCCGGGACGAGCGTGACTCCGCGCTTCACAGTGCCTCCTGTCGGATGCGACCTTCCCGCATCCGTTCATGGATGGTGCCGAGCATGAGATGGGTGGGTTCGACGCACAAGGGCTCGCTGTGATGCTCACCGCCGACGTGAGGACATTTGGCAATGTGGATCACTTCACTCAGACCCAGCCGCGATTGCAGGTCCAGCGACGTGACGTTCTCCTCGGACCACATGAGTCGGGTAGCTTGATACTCGACACCCCGCACGCGGAAGACGTTGGGTCGTCCGGTATGCGGTGAGTAGTACATCAAGCAGCCATCGGGCGTGCGCTGACAACATGCGAGAAGTTCTGCGCGCTCAGCGCGCGTGAGATTCGGCAGTCTCTTGTGGGCCATAAGCATCCTTCGTGCGACCAGGCATGTTACCACGACATGGCGCCTGTGCACCAAAAATGGGCGATGCCTGCCCATGCAGGTCATCGCCCGAGATCGCGCCAGCCGATGTGTCGTCCGGTCACGAGGTAGAACGCCGCGAGCAATACGCCCACGCCGATCATGCAGCATCCCAGGAGCTCGATGAGTATGAGCTTACAGGCCTCATCGGCTCCTGGGAGTGGTGGCAGCAGCGAGTTCATTGGACGCCGCAGTGCGCGACGTGCAGTCCCACGCAATGGCGATGCAACTTACCCCCGCAGCGGGGACAGGTCGAGTTGGTCTTTCCGCCTTGGTGGCACAACTTGCAGGCGTCCGCCGCATCGAGCACGACGCGGCGCTCCCGCGGTGCGCGCTCTTCTCGCACGCGGGGCTCGTTGTTGAACACCCGCGCGGCTTTCGGCACTGTGCCGCACGCCGGGCACCGCGGCCGACGTTCGCTGAAGACGTGCGAGCAATCGCGGCACGTCGTCATCGGTCCTCCCTTCCAGAGGGTGTTCTCGTCGCCGGGTCGGTGATACCGCTCGGGTAATTCCGCAGCGGGAATGGGCTTGCCGGGCATCGTCGCCTCCCTTGGTAGTCGTCCGTGCGTGTCTCGGTGTCGTAGTTCGTGCAGAGGTAAGCCAGCTGCGCGGCGAGTTCCGCCGCGCGGACCTCGTCGGTCGCGCCGCGGATGTTGTTGAGCAGGCGGTTCAGATCGAACCACAGGTCTCGGGCGACCTGTCGCGCGTATTCCCGCACCATGCGCCGTTCGATAATGCGACGGTGCGGCGTGCGCTCGCGGATGTCTTCCTCGCAAGCCTCGCGCCACCCGGGTTGACGCAGGTCCATCGCGCGCTCGCTCACTTGACGCGCTCGACTTTCACCGGCGGCACCTGACGCTTGACGACGGCCACCCGCTTGTAGATGCCGCCCACCGCTTCGACTTGCTGACGCGCGAGTGCCACGGCTTCCTTCTCGGTGTCGCATCCTGTGTAGAGGCCGATGCGACCGGCCGCTTGCGTCGCATCGAGCCAGGGACCGACGAAGTTCCGCGCCTTCGCTACGTCGCGCGTTGTGCCTTCCATGTCGGCCCGCATCTGATGAAAGTCCATCGGCTGTCCGTACCGCGTGATCGGGACGTGCGGGTCGGTGATGAGGTGACGCAGCTTCTCATTCCGCCGTTCTTCAGCAATGCGCTCCGTGTCCCAAGACTCTCGCGGGTGCGGTGCTGTTCGACAGGCCTCGGTCAGTTCAGCTCGAGTCGCGCGACGTGCGTACTCCGCCGTGATCGCGGACAGTTCAGGATCGAACGTCGGGCCCGCGAGCCACTCGACCGTTTTCTCGCCGCGCATGACGGCGCCGACGACGGTCCTGTAGTTCCGCACCCTCGAGAGTTCGGTGCGCAGTGCACGGGTCAGGCGCTGCGCCTGCATCCGCACGTCACCGGTGAGCGCCTCCGCCTTGAGGATGTTGTTGCACATGGGGCAGTAATTGGCGTGGTCATCCGAGCACCGATAATGCGGCGCCGCGCTCTGCGCTCGAGCGCACATGAGATTGTGGCAGTACATCGTCGTCATTAGTCCCTCCCCAGACGTTCGTCCATCTCGTCGCGCGGGTCAGCGTATTGCTGACCGTCGTCTGCATCGCGCTCCCGCTCGTGATCGAAGGCTTCATCGGTGCGACCTGCGATCGTGCCCTCGATGTCCTCGATGAGCTGCTGCGCCTGTGAGCGCAACGTCTCGAGGTCTTCGTCCGAGCGCGTGGACAGGTTGCGAGAGATCGCGTTACGGGCATCCTCCTCCTCGATGAAGATGCCGCCGTGAGCGGGGTTCCGCACAGGTCGCTCAGGGTGCCCGGTCGACCTGGTGAACTGCAAGAACTGCGCAAGCGCCCTCATTGATTTTCTCCTACGCGCCACGCAGCCCAGATCATCTGACCGTAAGTGTGATGACCTATGCGCTGGAATTGCGCACCCTCTGCTGTAAGAATTTTTTCAATCTCACCCGGTCGATCATTGACTTGGTCATGACCGTTGACCATGTTGACGACGAGAATGCCTCCGGGCAACAGCACCCTCCACTTAACTAATCGTCGAACACTCAGCAATGTCTCGGGGTTTGTGCAAAACCCCATCGTATCGAAGTGGGCGAAGTTAACCTTGAGACCTGCATCCGACAGTTCGATCAAGGCTTCGGAAAGAGACTTGTTGATGACTCGCATCCCCAATGGAACGAAGGCACGAGTCAAGCTCGCAGCGAGAGATGGTTCGCGTTCCACAGCGATCACGTCGGTCCAAGGAACTCCCGCCCCGTAGACGTAATGTTCAGGCTCAATCATACGGGGGCCCGGCATACAAAGAACAGGCCCGCCTTGATTCCGACGACACAAGTCAGCCAGGATGAGACGCTGACGTTCCTTGTCTACGCTTGCGTAATCATCCGCGTTAGAACTTGCCGGACGAGATTTCTTCGAACGGGCCCGCTCATTACGACAACCCTTGCAGATCTTGGTGGCGTAACCCAAGTCTCGGGGCGCACCCGCCGCATGATTCCAGATGATGATGTTTTGATGACCTGGCTTATCACAAGCAGGGTTCTTCCACCGGGGGTCATTCAGTTCCTCGGGAGTGCAAGGTCGAGCACTGAACTTGGGGATCCAGTTGGTGCTCATCGCGTCCTCCCCGCGTGACCCGCATGCCAGGCACCGCAGTCGGGACACTCGTAAGCGTGGATCCGACTCGAGCGATGCAGTCCGTGGGTGATCACGTCCTGCACTTGCGCCTCGGCAGCTTCGCGCGTCGGCTGTTGGATCTTGGGGTAGCACTTGCGGGTGAGCGCCCGCAGTACAGGCAGGTCGGCGAGTCGGAATGCGCGATGACTCAGGATCATGATGTTCTCCCTTCGTGAAAGTGAACGCGGCGACCCATCACGAGGACAGGCCGCCGCGTCATACCGAGCTACTTCTTCGCGTCGGTCTTCTTCGCCTTCTTCTCCTTGGGCTGCTTGCCCTTGAGCGAGGAGTCGATGCGCGTGAGGATCTTCTCGAGGCGCGGGCTGCCGAGCGCGCTGTCGATGCGCCCCGCGACCTGGATCGCGTCCGACGCGGCCAGCTTCTGCGCGAGCGGGGCCTTCTTGTCCGCCATCACGGCGAACTCGGGGCTGATCGCGTTGTTGAGCTCCGTCTTGGCGAGCGCGATGCCATCGCGGACCGACTTGACGGCGGCGACGACTTTGCTGATGTCCATGGTGTGTGATCTCCTTCACGAACACGCCGCGGCATGCGGCGTGACCCGACAGGCGTTGGGACCTGTCACGGGGTTTGCCGGCGAGCGATGACTGACCGTGCCATCGTGCTCGCCGTCCCTCACCCTTCAGCGCAGGCAGTACCCGGCGGCGACACACAGCGCCGCCAGGACGCACGCGAGCCACCACGGCGGCGGCGTCCAGGACGCGGGCCGCATGAACGACTCATTGGGCGGGTCGGTGTTGACGACGAGGCCGTCTGGCGCGACCAGGCGGGACCACGTCGTCGGGGCAGGCATCTCAGTCGTCGTCATCGTCATCCTCCTCGTCATCATCATCATCGATCCCATCGTCCTGTGTCAACGGCTGCTCAGACATCGCCGCGACTGGATAATCGGGACGTGCTCCAATTGTCGCGAACATGACATCGAGCGGGGTAAACTCGCGCCCGCACTTTCCGCACTTCTGACGCGGACCGGGCTTGAGGCGGTTACGCTGGCCACATGAGCACGCGGCGATTACAGCCATGACTCATTTACCTCCACACAGGAGAAACCCGAGGAGAAAGAACAGGCTCCAGGCACCCGCAAGACCGAGCATCCCGATGACCTGTCCGACCACGTACCAATTGATGCGGAGACGCGGCAAGCGCCACGCCTCCTGGAAGCCCGCGCGCAGCGCGCGAGTCATGAGCGCACCCAGCCGAGGCCTGCCTGCCCGAACGCCGTCCGCGCGACCTGCAAGCCCTTCTGGGTGCGCACTCGCCAGGCACGGATGGCGCCGAGCTTGTCGCCCGACTCGAACTGACGACGCTCGACGTTGGTGACTCGCACGTCACGCTCGAGCTCGAGCTCAGCGAGCAAGCCCTTCGTACTGACGTGGATCTGAAGCAGGTCCCGCAGGGACGCGAGAAGGTCCCCGTTGACCACGTTCTGATTTCCCGGCGTCAGGTAGTTGGCGACGAGCGCGAGCGCACGCTGTTCGGTCGTCAACGACTGCTCGGCCAACGCGACGGCGACGACAAAGCGCGAGCGCAGGTCAGGCGCCATCTGCACACGCACCGCACCGGCGCGCTCGATGTCCTGACAGACGGTGAGCAAGGTCTCCATGGCGGCCTCCATCATTCATCCTCAAATCGATCCCAGCGCGGGTGGCGATAGCCATCCGTCGGGGTGAAGTCCTGGTACTCGATGCGCAGCTTCCGTCCGAGTGCGGGGTGCGTCGCGTCGGGACGTCCCGACGCGGCGAAGGCCGCGAGCTCGGCATCGTTGCGAGTCTTGACGCTGGTGGCGTTGCCTTTCGCGTCCTGCAACAGCACCATGGCGAACGGCCCACGGTCGACCTTCTCGCCGCGACCTGCGGCAAAGCCGACGACCGTGCAGACAGCCGTCTGCAACTTCTTGACCTTCACGAACACGGGCGAGCGCTTGCCCGGGAAGTACCGCGCGGTGCGTTGCTTCAGGATGGCGCCCTCGCCACCCCGTGCCCAGACGGCCTTCACGAAGTCGGACACGTCGTCGAGACAGGTCAGCGCCATGTTGGGCGCCAAGTGCAATGCGACAGACTGCGGAAGGGTTTGGAAGATCGTCTCGAGGATCGCGCGCCGCTGGTCATAGGTCAGCATGGCCGTGCTGCCCGCTGTGCTGCGCAGCACGTCGAACACGACGAAGCGCTTCTGGTCGACCAGGTCGAGACGGCTCACGTCGCTGCTGGTCACGCCTGACATGAGCTCGCCATCGTAGACGCCGTAGGGCAGGCGCGACAGGTCCCGCATCAAGTGCACGGGCAGCGCCTGCACGAGCATCGTCTTACCTTCGGCGCCGGCGTGCTGACTCGGGCGCGTCCACGCCGTGATCGTCTGGGCGACCTCGACGATGAGACGCCAGCCATCGTATTTCTCCTCGATGGCCCAATCGAGCCAGTCCAGGATCTTTGCCTTCGACATGGGGACCGCGAGCATGGGCTTGAACGGGGCTTCCGTCATGATGTCCTCCGCTTGGTGAGTGTCCACTTGATGTAGGTCGACTGACGCACAGCGACCCAGATGGTGCCGACGAGAATCTCGAACATGATCTCTCCTCAGGTGCGCACGCCGAAGCGGCGTGCGGTGCGACGATACGACTCCGTCGAGATCGTCTGGACATACGTCATGACGTCCGTCCATTCGAGTGCGTAGTGGCGCGCCCATTCCCAGGCGGATTCCTCTTCGAGCAGTTGCAGGCGAATGTCCCGCAGGGTGCTGTAGCGGTTCGTCAGGCGCATCTCGAGCGAGCCCTCGGTCGACCCGCAGGATCCCAGCGGGTGCAAGCAATGTCCGAGCTCGTGCAGGGCCACGGCATACGTCGTCTCGTCCCTGACCGGCGCGATGAGGACGAGCTTCCGGCGCTGCGGGGGCGGCAGGTGCTCGTCCTCCTTCGGATAACCCGCTCCTGCCTCGTGCGGCAGGAGCGAGTGGGTCACCTGAAGCATCACGCCGAACGCCTGCGCCAGCTCGACGACGTGCTGGGCCAGACGGTCATTCGGCGTCAGTGTCATCGTCGTCCTCCTCATCGTCGTCGTCCGCGTCGTCGTCGCAAGCTGATCCGGTCGCGCGTCAGGCCCGCATCGCCTTGGCCCTTGGCCCGCAGGTCGAGGAAGGGCTGGAGACGCGAGGCGCCACGGTGGCGTCCAATGTCGAGGGTCGGGATGCACCAGCCGAATCCCGTGACCGCCCACAGCTCGAACTGGCGCGCCTCATACGGCATGTCCCAGTCGCGCGTGGTCTCCCACGCGGGGCGCTTCAGGTCGTGCTCGATGACGTTGGACGGGAGAATGTCTGCCTTCATGATGTCCTCCTAGGACAGGGTGTCCGCGTGCGTGATGACCGGCGCGAGGATGGCCTCGAGGCCTGTCGTGTAATCCGAGATCACGTCGTAGCCGTCGTTCCCGTAGACGAAGTAGACCCAGCCGACGGATTCGGGATTGAACGGCACGAAGACGTAAAGGTGCTCGTCGTCGACTTCCATGAGGTGCTCGAGAATCGACGCCGAGTCCGGCGTCGGCGTCGTCGGCTCGAGCGCCGGCAGGTACCAGCGCGCGTCACCGTCGCAGCGGGCGTGGCCAATGTCGTAGCGCAGGGACGCGATGAGTTGGCTCATGACTTCTCCTCCGTGACGGTGCCGAACTTGCTGATGGTGAACGAACGCAAGGTCTCCGATTCCGTGTCGAACAGGTAGGCCGCGATGATGTTGTCCGCCTGACGCCCGCCGCGGATGGCGCGGGCACGGATGTAGTCGACGCCGGCGGGCCACGACGGCGCACCGTCTCGCGTGCGGTGCCGGTCAGGTGCCAACGGCTCGAGCTGCGTCGTCGAGGGTCGACCGTCGGTGTGGATGAGTGTGACGTTCAACATGAGGGCCTCCTTGGGTTACGACTGGATGGCGTGGCACGCCGCGTCGAGCTGGTCGCACAATTCGCTGACCGCATCGTTCTGTGCATCGGTCAGGCCGTCGTTCTGCATGTCCATGTTCTCGAGACGTTCGCAACGACGCAAGGCCGACTTGATGAGCTTCAGCGCCTGCGCACGTTCCGCGCGGACCAACGTGATGTTCTGCTTGACGTTCATGTAAGGCATGGGAACCTCCAGGTTAACGCGCGTTGCGGATCGCACGGGCGCCGAACAGGCCGAGGGCGGCGAAGAAGACGAGCAAGGTCAGGGACGTAATCATTGTGAGCCTCCGCTCCGCGCCTGACCCTGTGATCGTCAGGGTCAGGCACAGACGCAAGCGCAAACGATTGCCATTCCCGCGTGCTGCGGGCCGACGTTCAATGCCTACCTCTGCGGCTAAGGCATTGCTCCGATACAGGAGCGTCTAGGCGCGAGGTGATACGTTTGACATCGCGTGAGCGAGTCGGGCCGTGGGTTCGGCGGCTTGCCCCATCGTTACCTCGTTCGTACTTCAGTGTGTCCCCTGACCTTCCCGCGACAATCAACCCGGCGGCTGTGTCTATGGGCGTCCGATGCGTTTCACCCTGTCGGCCTCCACGACGGCCCCGAACACACACATACAATGCAACGCGGCGGCCAGGTCTGGCAACGGGAATCCCGAGCAAAATCACGGGTTCTCCAGTGCCCTGCGTCCCAGGGCACTTACAAATTACACTTGTGCTTACACTTTTGACTCGACTGCTGGTTTGGACGTAGACTGTCGCCAGGCGGGTTCCTGACCTGCGGACGCAGGTCAGGCTACTATATGATGCGTCGAAACGGCGGAATGTAGAATCTACCCGAATCGCTCACGCGGCGTCAAACCGAGGCCCACGACGTATACCCGCCTGACGCGGAACGCGCGTCCCTGCTAGCCTCCTGAGGTCTCAGGCGGCTTGTTGAAAACTTGTTGAAAACTCCGTATTCTCACAGTTATCTCACAACTTTCGTGGGATGACCTGTGAGCACCGGCAGTTTTCGCTCGAGTTATGGCGGTAAGTGATTGATTACAGGGTAGTTATGCGAGGCCTCGCCTGCCGGAGCCGCCAGGGCGCACGAGGACGATTCTGGGCCTGTCACGTCGTCCGAAGCCTGAACTCGCCGCAGGCGAACGCCTGACCGGCTGGGATCCGGCCTGCACCATCGGGCGACAGGTGCAGGCCTCCATGGGTCAGGCAGGATGATCGCGTTCCTCGAGCGCCTGTCTGAGATAGACGGCGAGGTCGAGCGCTTCCTGGTAGGCGTCCATCAACGCATCACGTCCGTTGTGCGCTTGCAGGAGAGTGCCGTAGCGCTCGAGCCCCACCTGCTTCCGCGCCTCGATGTCAGCAATGACCATGTCCTGGATAGCTCCACCACCGGTTCGAACCGGTGGTGGTTGATGTTGGGCGACAGGCGGGACCGCGTCCGAGAGACGTCGCGTCGTGGTCAACGACGCGGCGGGGTCGTCATGGAACTGCGGCCAATCGCGCGGCATCAGCGTGTCTCCAGAACGATCGGCCACTCGCAGGTCACGCCGCGCTTCTTGTCCACGAGGATGAAGTTCTGGGAGGGCATCTCGTAGTCCGCCTTGATGCTGAGCGCGAAGGCGTTGTAGCCGATGAGGGACGCACCCGACTGGAAGTTGCCGCCGTTCTTGCGCTGGTGGAAGTGACCGAACAGGTCATAGTCCACGGCCTTCGCCTTATTCCACTGCGCGATGGCCTTGAAGGTCGGGATGAAGATCCCGCCGATGCCGCCTTGGTACTTGATCATGTGTCCGTGATGCAGGCGGAATCGCTTGCCGTAGACGTCGAGGTAGGAGTGCGGTCCCTCCGCGATCTGGAACGTGATGCGCGGCTCAGTGCGGAAGTACGTCGCGAGCGCGTGGTACATCAGGTACTCGATGGAGTGCCCGTTCTCCGTGGAAAAGCGCGTCGTCTTCGTCGTCCGCGCATGGTTGCCCGAATGACACGGCACCGTGAAGGTCAGCTTTGAGTTGGCGAGGAGGAACTCGAAGCCCGAAATCAGCAAGCTCTGCGCGTAACGGATCGCCTCCATCGGCGGCAGCATGCAGATCTCGGGGAACTCCTCGTGGATGTCGTTGCTGATGAAGTCGCCCAGCAGTGGGAGCACCATGTTGTTGACGGGAATGTCTTGCTGGACGAGGCGCGTCAGGCGCAGCGCACCCTGGAAGAACTTCGCCGCGCGAGCCTTGGCGATATCCAGGTTGAACTCGTTAAGGCCCGAGACGACGCGCGGATCCACGCGCTCCTCGACGTGCCAGTCATGCGCCGGCACAATGACGGTGCCCTCGTTCGTGCTGTGCCCAGCCGACTTCGGTTCGATGGTGATCGTCTCCACCGCCCTCGAGAGGCCCTGCACGATCCCGAGCTCACCTTCGAGACGTTCTACGTCCTTCATCGCCACCCCGTACTTGCGCTGGATCTGCGCCAGGTCTTCGCGGAGCTTGACCTTTTCGCGGTCCGCCAGTACCTGTGCCGAGGGTTGCTGGCTGTGACGTTCCTTGATCAAGCACGGCGCACAAAGGCCCGTGACCGAATCGCGGCCAATAAGTGCAGGGCAATGCCGGCACTTCCGTTCTTTCAGCGGGGAAGACAGTTGACGTTCCTTGGTCAGGCACGGTGCACACAAGCCCGTGACCGAATCGCGGTAGACAAGCGTGGGGCAGTGCCGACACTTACGGTCTTTTCTTGAGGCCATGGTTTCTCCTGAGGAAGGGACGACAATATTACAGGACGTAGTCGACGCCAGTCAACAGCATTTTGGCGAGACGATCCGCGCGATCCGCGGACCACTTCATGCGGTAGATCTCTCGAGCGCCTGCGCTCCAGTCGCGTTTCTCGCAGGCCGCCAGGACGCGAGCGCACTGGAACGCTTCGGGCCCCGCGGTGAACATCATCTCGAGGAGAACACGGCGGCGGACCTCGTTAACCTCGAGCGACGGGGCGAACGCGGCGAGCACCTCCGCGGTGCGGATGAGGTCGACTCGCAGGACCGCGAGTGCGTCCGCCTCCGTCAATGAGGGCGGGTCCGTCATCGGATGACCGAGTGCGGCAGCGAGTCCTTCCGGACCTCGCCGGGTCAGGTCGTAGCCGACGCCGATCACGCCGTCAAGTGTCGGCGAGAGTGCGAGGCCGCAGTGCAAAATGAGCTGGTCTTGGATCGTCACAGGTCGTCCTCCACAAGGTCACACAGCGCGGCGCCGGTGATCTGGTTCTTCAAGATATCCACTTCGATGAGGTCACACAGCGCGGCGCCATTCAAGCGTCCCGCGCGTCTGCGTCGTCTCATGGTTGCCTCCTGCTACAGACCGAAGTACCTCGCCACCAACGCGGTTACGAGGGTCGTGACGAGCAGCGCCGTCAACCAGCGCACCGCCCGACGGTGATTCTCGACTACCACAATGCGGACCTCGTGGTTGCTGACCTTCGTATCCACGGAGTCGACCTTGTCCGACGTGGACTTGATGTCGGCCTTCAGGTCTTGGTGCATGTCGCGGAGATACGTTTGCAGGTTAAACTTGTCTTGGCCCATAGCTTTACTCCATGACTAGCGCGAGCCGTCGCCAGCTCAGCTTCTTGATGGCCGCCGCCCGTGCAGTGACCGAGATGAGAAAAGGCAGACCCGCAGCGGTCAAGCCCGTCGCCACCGGACTCGCGGCGGAGTTCGGCAGGGTCACCCAATCGCCATCGTCTACCTTGAAGGAGACGGTATACGTCGAGCTGTCCGGACCCAACTGCGTGCGGATATGCAGTGCGTACTCCGTATTGGGAGCAATGGCCGCGAGCACAGCTGTCTTCGCCGAGCCGCCTGCGTTCGACGACATGAAACCCACCCACCCTTGGTCCAGGTCCACCGAAGAATAGCGGAACGCGATCAGCTTCGTGGACGCAGGCGTACCGGACGTTGGAGACGCGCCGGTGACCGCCGCATCAGAGAACCCGATGAACAGCAACATGTCCGCGAGGTTCGGTCCCGTCAAGATATTGATCGTCGTCTCGAAGTTCCACTCGGGGTAGAACCACTCCGTCGTGTAGACGAAGCTCTGGTTCAGATTTACTGCCGTGGTCGCATACGTCAGCCACTTCCGGAGCGCTGTTGTCGTCGGCGGCTTACCCATCGATCCGACGGAGGCATCATACGTCGGTGCCGTGCCGCCGTTGTTGAGCTGGATGCCAATGCCCTTGAGTCCATGGTTACCTGAGGTGATGGGGAGGTGATACCCTTCGATGCTGCGGAGGTCCGTCGAGCTCGGTGCGGACTGGGCCACAGCCGACTTGACGACACCGCGCAAGTTCTGCGTACCGCTCGAGACCGTCTTGAGAATCTGAAGCAGCAGGTCGTTGAGCTCGAACTTGACCGACGAGGCCGTCACGGTATAGCGCGGCAGCAAGGTGTCCGACTCGTCATGGAACTGGTCAATGGTGACATCCTGGATCAAGAAGTCACCATTGCACGGCGGATCAGACAGGTCCACATGGACCATCTGACCCGACTTCGTCTTGGGGTCGCGCGTCCCGTACTTGATCGTGACGACGGGTCGGCTGAAGAGCTCGAGCTCGGCGTTGGCCGCAATATACATCTGCTGCGGCAGAAGCATGCTCGTATCTGAGATAACGCTCTCGTGGACGCCGTCCGTCCCTTCGAGCGCCGCCATCGCCTCTTGAGACTCGAGGTCGTTGACCTGCATGTAGAACCGCACGCCGGCGCCCTCTTCAAGATCAAACGGGAGCGCCTCCGTCAAGAACAGCGCACCTTCACCCGGCTCAAAGCTACTCGGCGCGAAGTACGTAATCACGTGGCCGTTGACGATCAGCTGTCCGCCTGCCTCCGAGAAGATCGACACGTCCGCGACCTGGAGTTGGCTGTCGCCCGTGAAGGCCGGCTCCGTCGTGATCGTGCCGGCCCCCATGACGGTCACGCGATTCCGGATCTGGGACATGTCCGTGGACGACGTGAACTTCGGCTCTCGGAGCAAGCTCGTGTTAGCGTCGTCGATGTCCTCCGGCGGATCCGTATCCTCGAGGACCGGACCGTCAGGATTCGGCCAGGTCAGGCTGACGCCGGTGGTATTGAACCGCGGCCGCACCCCAAAGTCGGGCGTCGGATTGATCAGAATCAGCGAGCCGTCATAGGGCAGTGTGCCGAGCTGCACGTCGGGCCCCGGCACGGGCGGTACGAAGGGTCCCGTCTGACCAGGCGCGCTCAGCAAGAACCGCGTGAACTGAAAGAACACTTTGTAGTACGCCGGCGCGACCCCGTTGATCTCGGGATACAGCGGCAGCGACGTGAACGCGGGGCCCTTGCCAATGGGGGGACTGGACGCGCCAGAAAGGCCAGCGTGGCCCGTGTTATTGATCGTAAAGTCGTCATTCAACATCACGGAGTTGGACAACTCAGACGCGATGGTCTCCGTGCCGTCCTCATACACCGCGGCGACCCTGAACCGGTACGTTCCGCTAGCTGAGAATGAATAGCCCACCGAGTCGCCGCCCTCAACGACTGGTGCTGCGCCCGCGACAGGCGGCGGCGGCAAGATGGGCACCGTCAGACCGGCCGTTCCCTCATAATGGATCGGGCCGTCGTCAGGTGCGTTGAAGTACGAGTCGAAGTCCGTTGTGGTGTTGTCGTTCACCTTCCAGCCGCGCGTCAAAGGGCCCGTACCGCGACCGAAGTACACCCGTCGCGCGACCACGGTAATACTGCCGCCCGGATCGACGCCGATGGGCACGCCCGCGAAGTGGATCTGCTTGAGGCCTGTCGCAGCCAGCACGTTGGACGTGGGCCCCAAGCGCGACTCGACGCCGTTGGAGTAGAGGAACGTCGTCCGCACGTAGATATACGCGGCCGGAAAGCTCAGCGTGTTCGGCATCGCCAGGCCTTCGGACAACGTGATCGCGGTGCCAGGTCCGTTCGACAGCGGTGACAACGGCCGAAGCGCAGGTGGTTTGGTGTGAAAGAAGTGGATGTCTTTCTGATAGTCTACGTACCAATGCCCACCCCCGATGGCGGCCGCCATCTCAGACAGGCAGGATGAGAAGTCCTTCGTGCCGTCAAACGTCACCGAGATGGGCGCCAGCAAGGTCTGGACATGCGTGACAGTGAACCCCGGCGCATACTTCGTGATCAAGTCCACCACGATCTCGGACGCCGAGATATTCTCGTAGGTCCCGAAAGGCCGCTTCGCGTTGAGCAGCCACGTAAAGTCAATGATCGTGACGCGCCAGACCAGCTGACCACGCTGCTCTTCGTACTCTTGGTCCACCGTTTGGACATTACCCTTGAAGAGCTGCCGGTCACCGTCCTCGTGGTCGACGATCTCGATCTCTTCCCCCTCCTGCGGACGATTGCTCGCACCGTCGATGGTGAAGGAACACGTATTGGGCGACTGATTCAGTACATCACGGATCTGGATGCCCGGCAGGCGGCGCAGGTCATTCCCGCGCGTCAGCGTCGTATACTTGAACCCGTTGCGGAACGTCGTCGTGGCGTTGCCCGGCTCAGTTACCACCACGTCAGCGAACACCGGCAGCGCGTTGGCCGGCGTCGTGACCGCATAGTGCTCCTCGTCGATGAAGACCACGTTGGTCCCCGCCACCCCGTCGAAGGTGAACGTGGAGCCTGCGACGAAGTTCACACCGTGCACCACGATGTCCGTGCCACCGGCGATGGGCCCAAACGCAGGAGACAACGACGTGATCGTACCGGAGTAGTACGTGAAGGCGTCGACCAACGTCGCCGACTGTGACCCTTGTGTCACCGTGACGTCCACGACTTCGGAGCTGGGGAAGACCGGCGCAACCGCCGTCAGCGTAAAGGCGTTGACCACGACCACGCCCGTCGCCGCCACTCCACCGAACGTCACGAGCGGCGCAGAACCATCCGTGTCGTACCGGAAGTTTGCTCCCACCAACGTGACGGTGACTCCCCCGTCTACTCGGTCCGAGTTCGGATCGAGGGAGTACAGCTTCGGTGAATTGTCAAACCCAGGTCGCGAGCGGAAGAGACCTCGCGGTCCCTTCCACGGCCCCGGATATTTGGGACGGCCTGCCATGACCTTAGTTGGGGGCGATCACTTCGTACTGGTGAACCGTCATGCTGCCGGTCGCCACCGTCTGCGTGAAGAACAGATCGATCTGCTGCGTGGCCGTCGTGTCGAAGTTGTTGCCGACAGCTGGCGCGGAGTTCCACGGCAGGATGGCTGACAGCACACCCTTCGGCGCCGTCGCGGGCACCCCGAGGATGTCCTCGCACGTCCACAGACCCTGCCCCATGAGGTTGCCCGTGGCGCCAATGGCGCGACAGGTCAGCTCGATGTCGAGGATCCAGCCGACGTTGGTGTGACCCGCGACCGTGTCGAGCAGCACCGCGAGTCCGTCGAAGACCACGGTGGCGCCAAAGCGCACGTCGAACCGCGCGGTGCCAGGCGTCGTGATGAGCGAGGAGATGCGCCCCGTGGCGCGGATGCGCAGCTTCTTGCCGATGGTGTCGAAGTAATTGGTCGGCAACGTGAACTTGGCGGCTGCCGGAATCGCCGACGCTGCGGCTGCCGCCGTCAAGGCGGAGCCGTCAACCTGCGAATTGACGAGCGTTTCATACCACTTGTTGAGACTCATCGGACTACTCCTTACGCCGCGCCGTAGAGGCGGGCTTGTTTGAGACCACGCATGATCTCGTTGCTGATCTGGCGCGCCACGTCGGCCGCCGTGCCATTCACGTAGAAATTATTCACGACGTTACTGCCGAGTGCACCTGCCGCGCCCGGAGAGTTCAACGGAATGATCGCCTCGCGTCCGTGCAGGGCCACCAAGGTGCCTTCACCGAACTCGCCGACGCCACCCTCGGCCAAGCCGGGGATGGGGCTGTGTGGACGCTTCGACTGCGACATGAGCAACTGGTACGCCGCCCGGAGTGCGTTGAAGCGCGCCAAGTTCTTGAAGTGTAAGTTCTGTGTCGCAAAGCTCGTCACCGGATCATTGAGATGCTGCGACAAGTACATCAACTCATCAAGGAGGGCATCCGCGCCGCCCTTCGTCGTGTCAATGGTGAACTGGTCGACTGTGTCCCCGGTGAACGACACCGGCGCGTTCTGCTTGGCGACGAACTGCGCCAAGGTCATCCACTCCCCGGACAAGGTGCGGATCTTGCCGACGGTATCATCAATGGCCCCGCCCATGCTCGTCTTCCAGCTCGCCGCCGCCGAGGCAGCCGCGTCGGACGACGTCTTCAAGTCCGCGATCCAAGCCGACGTGAACTGATCCGCGTGCGAGGTCGCAAAGTCATAGGCGTCCTTCGCGTCACGGGCCAACTTCTCGAAGTGCGCCTTCGAGTGCACGTCACCCTCGAGGCGGGCCAGGTCGGCCTTCTGGTACATCAAGGCTTCTTCCTTGACGAGCCAGTCGTAGAAGTCCGCGGTGTCCGTCTTCGCGTTCTGATGCGACCGGATCTGCGCGGCTTCCCAGCGCTCGATGTCGGAGATCGTCTTGCTCGTCGCGGTGCTACTGAGGTCGATCTTCATGGCGTGATATTCCGCCCAGCGCGCCTGCGAATCCGTGATCTGCTTCTGCTCAATCTTGAGAGCTTCGGCTTCCTCTTTCAAGGAATCGGCGACGGCCTTGACCTGCGCCGCGGTCAACGAGTAGGCTGTGGCGAGCGCCGCCTGTGAGACGCCAGCTTGCAGATACGTCTCCACTTGGGCGAGAATGATGGGATCAATCTGCGCCAGGGTATCCTTGAGGCTTTTCCCTGCGGAATGGATCTCCGTCATCGCCGCGGCCATCTTCTTGGCCTCTTCAGCCGTTTGCTTCATGACGAAGGCGTTCTTTTCAGAGGCTGCTGCCGCCGCCGTGGACGCTTGGGCCGTGGCGTCTGTGGCCTCCGCGAGCTTTTCGGTGGGAGGCTTAGCCTCCGCCGCTGCCTTCTGAGCTGCTATCATCCCCGCCTGGATTTTATCGAGCGCGGGGTTGACGGCGGTCAGTGCCAAGTTGAACTTCATCAGTCCAACCTCCACCGCGGACAATGCGTTAATCCCCTTGAGGATCGCGCTCGTGTCCATGAAGACGCTCAAGAAAAGCTCTACCGCGCGGATGCTACGATCCAGTTCGGCCAACCACTCCGACGTAGCGCCCAACGCCAGCTGGAACACGTCGACCAGAATCTTGGCCACGTCAATGGCGGTGATCGCAATATCCTCAAGCGCGCTGACGAGATTCTTGATGACCTCTTCTTGTGAGCCACCCAGGGCCTCACTCAAGGCGTCCCGAATACCATCCAGGGCCGCGATGATAACCGGCGAGGTGGCAATACTTTTTCCCAACTCCTCCTGGAAATTCTTCCACGTCGTCTGCGCCTGCGCGACCTTCTCATCCAGACCATCGGTCTGTTCACCCAGACGACCCGTCGCCTCACTCACCGCGTTGAGGATAGCCTCCCGAGCCGCTTGAAGTTTCCCCTCAGCCGTCAGGTGCTCGACGGTCGTCTTCATCTTCTTCGCGAACTCTTCCTCTGCTGCGGCCAGGTCGATCTTGCCGGTGAGCATCGCGAGCGCGCGAGTGCGACCCGTCAGCATCGCGTCATTCATCGTGTCCAGTGCTGTCTTGACATCGCCACCCGTGGCTTGCGCCAGCGCGAAGGCACCCTCGGCCACCGTGCGGAACTGCTTGTCTGTCAGGTTCATGCCGGCAGCCAAGTCCTGATTGACTACCTTCATGAGCTCGAAGTCCGTAATGGTGTTATGGGTGCCCGTCTTGAGTTCACCCAGCAGCGTAGACCCCAAGCGACCTGCTGACTCGGTCAAGTGGTTGAAGTTCTCCTCTACGTCGGCAACTGCTGCACCCTCCATCGCCAAGTCCTTGATCACGGTGGCAGCCTCCTTCAGGACGTCCACAGTGATGGTAAGAGCTGACGAGACTACACCGATGGCCGCCTGTGCCGTGAAGAACCCCGCCGCCGTGGCGAGCATCTGCGTACCGAGGGCGCCGAACTGCCCACCGAACTCGTTGACCGAGTTGCCCGCCAGCTTGAGTGCTGACGTGAGTCGGTCTTCGAGCTCGATGCGTCCTGAGAGTGTGCCGATGTCCAGGCTACTAGCCATGGGTTACTTCTTCCGTTTCCTCGCAGGTTCAGTCGAGGCCGCCGCAAACATCATGGCGATCATCTTCTGCTCCTGCCACGTCTGACGCGGTGCCGCCGGTGCCGGTTTGTCAGCACCGAACTCCAGCAAGAAGTCCCTCGTGAGAAAGCGCTTCTTACTCCCGCTACGTGCAGCGGCGGTGTTGGCGATAGCCGAACAGACCGATGCGGCCTGCCAGTCACCCCGCCGCCCACCGATAGGCTCGAGCGCGTCATACGCGAACCACTCAAGGAACTGCGGGAACGTCAGCTCCTCGAGCATCCGGTCAACATCTACGCGCCCGCAGGCGAGGGCGAGGCGGAAGGCGAAGCGCCGGAGGTCGCTACGCTTGAGTCGCCTTTTGGGTCGTCGAGCAACGTCTTCGCCGCACGGTCCAGCCCGTTGAGCTTGAGGATCGCCTTGATGACTTTGCCATTCTCCCGCGCATCCTTCTCACGGAAGATGGCGAGCCATTCCGCACGGACGGCCTCGTCCTTCGGCAGGTGCGACTTCGTTTCGGGGTCCACGATGGACTTGACGAGGAGACGCAAGCCCGCTTCTTTCTTGGCCACCGGGTCGTCGTTCGTCTCGAGCCACTCGAGCATGTCGCCCGAGCCCAAGGACCCGATGGCGACCTGCCCACCGTAGGCCTCGACCTGGTCGTAGTGCTTGCCGTTCGCGGACTTCAGTTCGTCGAATGAGAAGACCTTCGTTTCACTCACGTTACCCTCCTGCGGGTTAGACATACAGTACAAAACCGGTCGGACTGTTGACCGGGTCAGTCGGAAAGGTGGGGTCGCCGATGCCGTCGAGCGCATTGTACCACGCCTGGACAAAGGTGACCAGTAGACCATCGGGCAGCGTGGCAATGGACTGTTGTCCGGTGGTCTTGGACTCAGACTGAAAGACCGCCGCCACGTTGGTATCCATCACGAACACAACGTCTTCAACGAGCACGCCGTCAATCAGGCCCATCATCACGACGCCGCCGTAGATAGTACAGGGACCGAGGATCGCCGTCGGTATTCCGCTGTCGCTCGAGACGTCGCTGAAGAACTGCACCTTCAAGCCCGGCACGGACGCGAAAAGCAAGCGCACCTGTCCGATCAGCAACTCGCTCGCGTTGTTGGCCAAGAGGAACGCGAGCCAATCTGGCACTGTGCTCGGCGCTGAGCGCTTCTTCCCGATCACGTTGAACACGACGCACGACTGGCCCTTCTCGTCCGACCCCATGTCCGCGGGCTCGTGCAGCGGCTTGATATGCTGGTACCACGTGCAGTCAATGAACTGGTTCCGGATCTTCGCGAGGGAGGAGTAGGCTGCGTCAGCCTTCGCCCGCGCCAGCCCGTAGGTGTTCGCCCGCGCGAGGATCTGCGCCGCCGGCTGCAAGTACGCAGGTCGAATCGTCGAGTTCTGCGTCAGCTCAGGCGCCGTCCCTGGCGTCTCCGTGATCGTCACGGTCGCGGAACCGACAAGCTGTGGCACCGCGGCGCGGCTGTTCATGAACAGGTCCACGCCCCACGTGGCGACAGCATCGCCTTCGAGAATGGTTCGGAGATCTTCAAGCCACACGGTTCAACTCAATTCTGGCGGCCACACGGCGACCCATGAACGGCCGACTTTCCATGATCACAGACTCGATGTACTTTGCCTGCCCCACCTTGTGAAACGCGGCCAAGTCTTCGTGGACGAAGAGCGCATACGGTGCGGCCGGTCCACCAGCCACAATGAACGTGTAGATCGTCCGTCCCTCGCGCGTCGGACCGACGACATGCACTGACGCACGCAGCGCACCCTTGTCCACAGGCGTCCGTCGCTTCACTTCCTTCGACTCGATCTCTGTCTCGATGTAGAGCGCGCGGCCCACCTCGTCGGGGAACCGGTCCGCGAGGCGTTGCAGCTTACGCCGCATCGCATCACCGCCGCTCAGACTTGCGCTAGCACCGGCAGACACGTTCGGATCTCCTCGGCGAATCGTCGCCCAATGGCCTCCCACCGATATTCGGGACGGCTCACAAGGTCGAGCCCTTTCTGTGCAGTAATCTGGCGCAGGTCGCGCGAGTGGTACAGGCGGTTTACCGCCTCGATCCACGCGAGCTTGTCGGGCACCCAGCCGATCATCGTCTTGACGTCCGGCATGAGTCCTTCCATCGGCGACGGCACCATCAGTGCACCTTCGCGGGCCCATTCACCGAAGGCCGAGTTGTTCGGCAGGACGCACGGCACGCGCGAGGCCATCGCCTCCATGGCCGTCAAGCCCCAGCCCTCGGCGAGCGACGTATTGGCAAACACGTCGAAGGCGCGGTACGTGTCGCGGAGCCACGCGAGCGTGGTGCCGTTGAAGGTGTCCTTGGGCTGCGCGTAGATCAGCCGACAGTTCGGACCTGCGCCGATGCCGTAGTAGTACGCGAGCTGCTCACAGTCGCACTGCGTCGAACTGCCCGGCAGTACGTGCAGATACAAGTACGCATCCGTGATATGCGCCCCGAGCACCCACTGCGCGAAGTACTGGATCATCAGGTCGAGACGCTTTCGATTCTGATTCCGGTTCACGTTGCCCACGATGAACGCATCGAGGCAGGGCTCGGGCAGGCCCAGCGCTTGACGCGCGGCGAGCTGATCGCCCGGTGAGAACGCATCGAGGTCCACGCCCAGCGGCACCACGGCCGACGGGATCGTCATGCCACCCTTGATCGCTTCCTGTCGCCCGAACTCCGTCCAGAAGATCGCGCGCTTGAGCGCGTTGAGTTGCGTGCCGACGCAGTTCTTACCTTCCACGGCGATGATGCCGACCACGGGAATCTCCTTGGGAATGCGGAGGAGATACGTCGGGACGTTCCACGGGTTGCACTGGAGCACCACCAGGTCAGGGCGGTTGGCCTCGAGGCGTTCCTTGATACGCCCGACGCCGATGGGGTCACCGCCGACCATCGCCGGAAAAATGTCGTAAAGCTTCTGATCGGGGTGCGGATCGCCGCGGAAGTTCACGCCGATCACTTCAACCTCGCAGGTCTCCCGCAGCACCCCGAGCAAGTGATGGGACGCCTTCGCAAAGCCACTGCTGCACGCCGCATCGCCGATGAAGAGCACCTTCACTGTTCCAACTCCCTCTTGAGGTCAGGCGGCAATGCCATCCCCGCCTGCCGCCAGAACGCCACCTGTGCCGCCCGCAGCCCCAAGCTATCGGACAGCGACTCCGTCTTGACGTTCCAGTCTTCCGGAGCCACAATGTTCACTTGCTCGGGCGTCGTCGTCACGCCAGTGAGTATGGTATGATACTTCGCCGTCATCGCACGACGTTCCTCCTTGGTCTTGACCAAGAAGTTGTGGTGCTCCATGTAGACCGGCGCACGATACGCAGGCCACTTCGACCCCGCGTGGATCTTCGTCCCGCGGCCGGCCTTCTCGCGCGTCGTCAGGCGCTGCTGGAAGTCGGGGAAGAACGGCGACGACGTGATCACGTGGTCCACGTCCGGCCACAGGTGATACCGCGAGAAGAACCACGAGTCCTGCACCGTCCATGCGCCGGAGACAAGCCACGCGACCATCTCAGGCGAGCAGCGCTCGTCGTCGTCCAACCGCAGGACGTAGTCACCCTTGCACGCCTCGAGCACGGTGGGCAGCATCTGCTCGAGATAACCTCCTTCGACAGGCACCATGACATCATGCGCGTTGGCGTGTTCCCAGTGATTGCCGAGGAACTCGCGGGCCTGTTCGCCGTGCGCACCGAAGACCATCTGTCCACCTAAGGTGAAGGCTAGGTCCGCGATCTCTTGCAGGAAGGGCCGGATCCTCAGCGCCGCCTGCGTCACACACAGAACCGTGATCGTCACAGAGCCTCCCATCCTGCCGGAAACGTGACTCGCTTCACCCCGTCGCTGTGCCATCGCGCGGGATAGACCACCCGCTTGCTTGGGTTTGGGTTGATATACGCAGCCCACCACGAGTACGAACTGTTGGCGATGATGTTCGACGAACAACTGGCCATCGTGTTCAGGTCGTTGATCTCATCGCCTTTGTCGAGTACGTGGAGATGCGGCCAGCGCTTGCGACACCACGCGGGGTCATCCGAGAACACGAGGAAGCGGGCACCTGGGAAGCTCGCCATCGCGCGCTCGTAGTAATCCGTGTCCCACAAGGACACGAAGGCGGCGTCGGTCGTGTAGTCCGTCCGACGCACGTGGAGCGATACCTCAGGACGGCTACCGATGTTATCCCCGTAGAGCTTCATGATCTGCGCGCGGAACTCGTCGAAGTACTCGACGCGCTGCACCCACGGATCCGGAATCGCACCCCGCAAGAACTGCGCGTGGATGTAGGCAAGCTCGAACATTCGATTGCCGAGTCGCCCGCCAATCTGGTTCGGCGAGATCATGACCCGAACTCCGCGGCCACAGCCAGCAGACTCGCGTGGTCATCTGTGTCCATCGCGCGTTCCGTATCGCCAGCATCAATCAAGTGCACCCCGCGCGGGTCAAGGATGAAGTTCCACGGGCGGACGTCCCCGTGTCCCTCGACGGGCGTAGCGCGAATCCAGTCCGCGACCTGACGACGCGGCGGGTAGATTCCGGACAGGCGCTCATAGGTGCGCAAGTTGATGCCGGCCATCCACGGGCGATCCTCGCGCTTCCGCAGGATGAACAGGCGCTTCTCATCAAAGCTTGAGGTAATCCCGAGCATCCCCGGCCAGATACCCTCAGGCGCATCCCAGTACGGCCGCGTGATCGTATCCTTGGGCGTCTCAAACAAGAACATCGGTCGACGTAGATTGCACAGGTGACTCGGCGTCGTCGTCAGCAACTTCGGCTTGTGCGCCACGAGGTCGCAGTACAATGCTTCGACCTGAGGGCCGTTGTGCGCCATTGTCTCCCACGGGTGCGGTGTCTCCACGATGACGCGGTCACCCAAGTCCATGACCGCTTCCAGGGCGGCTTCGTCCATATGGTGGAGGACGTTCAATGCGAGCACAACATCGAAGTGCTCACAGGTGCCGAGTGTGCGCAGCTGGTCGACCGTCAGGCGTTGCTGGAGATGAATGATGGGCGCGTTCGCCTCGCACAAGTCCCACAGACGCGGGTCGTCGTCCACGGCCACGCACACCGCACCAGGATAATCCTCGGCCAAGCGGAAGCTGAAGTACCCCAGGTGTGCACCGAGGTCGAGCACGGTGAACGGGCGGCGGAACTGATCGAAGACCGGACGCATCGCGTCGTAGCGTGACGCGCACTCCCGCACGCCCGCGAAGGCGCGCTGACCACGTGCCCAAACGTCCTGGTAGACTTCCATCATCGGTGCCTCAGCAGCACGTCGTCCGAGAAGCGTGTCACCACGTCGTACTCCGGCAGCAACTCGAGGATGCGCTCGAGACCAACTTGTCCCTCGTAGAGCTCCCGCTGGTTGTATTCGGTGTAGAGGAATCGCGTGCATCTTCGGAGGGTGTCGAGTCCGCCCTGAATCAAGTCCACCTCGGCACCCTGCACGTCGGCCCAGATGAAGTCGATCCGCTCCTCGCTCATCGTCGCGGCCCACGTGTCCAAGCGGATGATGGGCACCTTGACGGGTGCACCGAACTGACACCACGGGTACTGCGTCAGGTGCAGCTTCGGGCGGCGGATAGAACCCGACAGGTCCCACCCATGCGGCAGGCGCGCGGCGACAGCGGCCGCCTCAGGTGCCGGCAACGGCGATGGTAAGCCTTCGCTCGGGTAGAACCGCGTCGTGGCGTTCTCGTTCCCGACGGCCATAGGCACGAGGACGACGCGCGAATCTTTCACGGCGAAGCGCGCGAGTGCACGCGGGTCCGGCTCGAAGCAGTAGATGCGGGCCTGCGGAAAGGCCTCGAGCATCCGCTTGGTGTCCGTCCCATCGTTACATCCAATCTCCAGGATGATCGGGTCGGGACGTCCGATGAGGCGACTCATCTCCTCGAGACTCAAGGTCCCGGGCGTGATCGGCAGCATGTTCACCTACTGAGAATCGTCACAGGACATGCGACGACGCCACCATTATACCACGATGCGTCAACTTTTATACGACCTCTCCGAGGGTCACTTCGTTGAAGAACGGGCGGTTCGTCCCGCTGTCTTCGAATCCTTTGATCTCGACAATTGGTGCCGTCGCACCGTCGGAGAGAACGATCTTGTCCCGGGGATCGACGGGTTCCGTCCGTGTCGCAGCGCCGTTGTCGGCAAACGGTTCGAGGAAGGTCACCGTCGCCAGCGACATGACGAGTCGACCTGCTCCGGTGTACTTCTCCTTGCGCGTGCGATCCACGAGCGCCTGACGCGAGACTGGCGAGGCGTACTGCTCCTCGCCGTCGCCGTTCTGACTGATCCAGGCGAAATGCTGGACGGTGACCTGCAAGTCCCCGGTCAGGTCATTGGCCAACGCCACGCCGCCACGGATAAGATCTGCGAATCCCATTAGGATGCTCCAAAGAGAATGCCGCGCTTGAGCGCGGAACGGGCGTACCACGACGGCGGGATCATGTCCCGCACAGAATCCGGCATCGCCTTGCTGAGGTAACCGAACGCAGGTCCGAGCGACCGGACATACGCATCGAAGGCCTCGATGGTCGAGAAGTTGTTGGCGCCGAACGTCAACGCGACCGACCCCGCCTTGATGGACGTCAAGCTGGATTCAGACCCGATGACCTTGAGGGCGGCATTGTCCGCCGTGCGATCTCCCGCGAGGAGGATGCCGGCGTACTCACACTGGGCGTCCTTCAGCTGCTGCGGAATCACGGTCGACGCGAGCGCAAACCCGTTGGCCGTCAACATGCCCGTGCGGGGCCACGAGAGCGCCTGCACGTCGTCCGTGGACGCGCCCGTCCATCGGAACAGTGAGTTCATCAAGCGGCAGGCCCACTCGAGCGCTTGCTCGATGACAGGATCCGCCGCGGCGAGCGGTGCAGTGTTGAACAGGCGCGCTCCCCAGTAGGCTTTGTACTCAACGACCGTCGCGTAGCTGTTCGCATTCGCATCGCCTGGCGTGGCAACGAGGGACATGGCAGGTCTCCTTACGGTTGAAAAGCGAACCGGACGGGGCCGCGATGACCCCGCCCGGCAGAACGTCGCGTCTTACGTGGTCGTCATGTGGAGGATGCCCGAGCGACCCTGGGCGTCGGAACGCGGCAGCGGCACCGCGATCTGGAACGCCTTGAAGTTGATCTCGAACCCACCGTACTCGTCCCACTGGACGGTCTGAAGCGACTCGCCCTGGACCCAGACGATGTTGTCCGCGGTCATCTGCACGAACACGACGGAACCCGACGGGAGCTGATCCGCAACCCGCACACCCTTGATCGCCGGCACCGCCTCGATGCGCTGCCGAATGGTCTGCGAGCTGACGGTCGAACCCGTCGGCGTGTAGTCGTTCTCGATCAGCACGCCCGCGTCCGTGGGAATGTAGATCATGAACGGTCCGTACTGACGCTGCGCCGACAGCGCCGTGAGCGCGGCGAGAACGTCCGCGAGGATGGACGGCCCCGTCTTGCCCGTGGTGCCCCACGCCAGATTGCTGTCGAAGGTCACCGACACGATGCGATCCGGGAACGTCGTGTAGCCGTAGATCGGCAGACCGCCGAACGTCTTGCCACCCTGGAACAGCATCTTCTCAGCCTTCTCCGCGACCACGCGGCCCGCCGTGGCCACCTGGGTCGTGTCGAGCGCTTCACCCTTCTCCCTCGACGCTGCGAGCTCTCGCAGGTTGATGAAGAAGTCCTTGTGCGTGATCGGCAGCGGGAGCTGGTTGAGCGAGAACTCCTGCCGGTCATTCGGACTGCGGCTGACGCCATCGAGCGACACCTCAGCCTCGTCCATGAACGTCACCTTCTCGTAGCCGAAGACCGTCTTGCCGAGTGCGTTCGGCACAGGGCGGACGAGTCCGGCCGCGATGAGGTCCGCGACACCCACGAGACGGATGAGCGCCTCGTTGATGAGCACGTCATCGAAGAACTTCCACTCTTCGTGACGCAGCGTGTCGAGGGTCCGCAGGGCCGAGCACGAGAGTGCCTTCCCCGCGAGGGCAGCCGCCTTCAGCTGCTGTGTGGCCCAGCGGCCACCCGAACCCCGATTGAAGAGCGTCTTGCCGTCGTCGAAGACGGTGGGCGCGGCCTTGCGGGAGAGGCCTCCCCGCTTGCTTGCGATGCTTCTCGCCATGTGTTCTGTCTCCTTGGAATGACTGCCCAAACGGGTCAGTCGGAAAGGGTCCTTACAGGACCTCGACGCGGATCGCCGTGGCCGCAGCCACAAGGCCCGCGTCCGTCAGCGAACGCGCCACGGGGTGAACGCCGCCGCTCGTCTTGAGCGTGCCGTCGCCGACGGAATCCAGAAGCTCGTCTTCCGAGATGTTCTGACCCGACGCGATGTAGGCCACCACCTGGTCGCCCGGCGCACAGACGGCCACCTTCACAGTGTCGCCCGAAGCGTAGAACGCCGTGCTCGTGCCCGAGCCCTGGCGCGAGTTGTCGATACCCTGGCCGAGTTCATCGCGCTCGACGGCGATGGCGAACGGGCAGGCCGCGCTGTTGGCCGTCTGGTTCGCGAGAGCTGAGACACCCTTGACGAGGTATCCCGGCTTGATGGTCTCCGTGGCGACACCCTCTTCGTTGTACTGGGGTTCGCCGCGGAGGACGATGGAACGGTTCTTCATGATCGGTCTCCTGTGTCTTGTGGTGCTGGTTGACTACGCCGACGGCGAGAACACCTGTCCGCCACTCGGTCGGATGCTGACGTTCGCCTCGAGTCCGCCGTCGACCGGCGCCTTCGGTGCGATGTTCGAGACGAACCCGGAAAACACCCACGAGGCGCCATCCGGAAAGTCGATCTCGTAGAGATCCTTCGTGCCATCGGCCCACGCCTTCATCAGACCGGCGACAGCGTTGTGGGTCTGGTCAGCCGACGGGAGAAAGCCCAGCATGAACTGGAGCTCACCCTTGCGTCGGATGCCAACCACGTAGCTGTCATCGTCCGAGTTGTGCATCGTGGTCTCGATGGGCTTGCGACTCAGCGGCGGCGGCGTGATGTCTCGCAGTTCGGCGATTGCCGTGCCGTTCCGCTTGATGATCGTGCCGTGCGCTGAGATGGCATTGGATTCACTCATGTGCCTCTCCTGGAGGTAGGACGCCTGCCGCGGAATTGCGACAGGTCACCCGCCTCAGTTGCGCTACGCCTTGACGGGCTGACGCGAGGCCAGCACGCGCGCGTTGAGATCGGGCGCCGCCGGCACAAGCTTCGGACCGTCGCCATCGGTACGGGCCACGCCCGCGCCGCTGTAGTCCACCGCCGCCGTCTTGATGTCGGCCAGCGCCACGAGCTGGTCGAGCTCCGCCTGGGACATCGCCTTGAGCTTCTCGTCCGTGAAGGTGCAGCGCTTGGACGCCTTCAGCGTGGCGATGGTCGTGTCCTTCTTCGCCTGCCCCACAGCCAGGCCGCTCGTCACGAGCTCACGGACGTCCGCGGACGCCGTCTTGAGCACGTCCTCGAAGGTCACCGCCTTCGGGGTCTCGACCACCGGCGCCGCGGCACTCGCCACGACCGGGGTCTTCACTTCGGTCGTCGGCGCCTCGATGGCCTCGAACCGAACCAGCGTCTCTTCTGACGCCTCGCCGAGCATCTTCTCGTCGGCCGCCGTGAACAGCTTGGGCTGCTTGGCGATGAGCGCCTTGATGCGTTCGCACTTCGTCATGTTCGTCTCCTCTTCCTTGGTTGCGCCCGACGCCGCCTTCGGCTCCGGGCAGTTTACGACTTCCTTCTTGGCGTGGCGCGCACCGGTCGGTTCCATCACCGGTTCGAAGGTCTGCACCACTTCAACCTCGACGCGATTGCCGTCCACCGTGTAGGCGCCGTTCGCCTCGGTGTAGGCGCGCTGGTAGAGGCAGTAGCCTCCGCCCTGTTCGTAG